TTCATTTGGTGTATCTAACTGGCGTGGAGTATTTGCTTCACAAGGAGCCTAAGGTTCTTAACTAATAAAGGGAGCTTTATGCTCCCTTTTTTTTTGCAAAAAACTAATATACAATCAAATTCTAGGATTTATTAACTTGTTCTATTAACTGACCTAGCAGACAAGCCAAGATAATAGAACTTATTTTTCGGGAGAAAAATTATGGCACTAAGCACATTCAGTGGTCCTGTCAAATCATTAGCAGGATTTATTTCAGCAGGTAATGCAAATGTGGTGAGTTTAACAGCAGACACAACACTTACAGTTGCAGCACACTCTGGCAAAATATTAACTTGTAACGATGCAGACGGTAAATTTACTTTGCCAAGCATTGTAACAACCGACCCCGGTGACAACACCGACCCTAATCAACTCAATAATCTTGGAGCTACTTTCTTCTTTGTAGTAGAGACAGCAGCTACAGATATGGATATTAAAACAGATGGAACAGATAAGTTTGTTGGCGGTTTATATACAGGTAAAGATGATGCCTCAGGTAAAGTATTTATCTCAGGTGCATCTAACGATGTAATTACAATGAACGGTTCTACAAAGGGTGGACTAGCAGGCAGTATTGTTAAAGTAACTGCAATGGCTTCGGCTAAATATGCTGTAGAGGGCATTATCTTAGGCTCAGGCACTATAGTTACACCATTTGCTGACGCTTAATAGGAGTAAATTATGGCAGACGCAGTAACTTCACAAACCATACAGGATGGTCAAAGAACGGCTATTTTGAAGTTTACTAACGTATCAGATGGCACAGGCGAAAGCGCAGTAAAGAAAGTAGATGTATCAGCTTTAGAAAAAAATGATAAAGGTGAAGCATGTACTTCTGTTTCTATAACAAGAATCTACTGGGCGTGTGCGGGTATGGGAGTAAATATAGAGTTTGATGCAACTTCTAACGTGCTTGCTATAGGTTTACCAGCAGATAGCACAGGTGACGAGTATTATGACTTGTTTACAGGCATACCTAATAACGCAGGTAGCGGTGTTACAGGTGATATTGACTTTACAACCAAGGGTCATTCTAGTGGCGACACTTATTCTATAATTCTGGTATTGACAAAGAATTATTAGATGAATGGCAAAAGCTAAAGCAAAACCTAGAAAAAAAGCTAAAGCTATCAGAAGAACTATTGGTAAGGGCGGTAATTATCGCCCTACCAAAGCTGGCGCAGGTATGACCAAAAAGGGAGTAGCTGCGTATAGAAAAGCAAATCCCGGTTCAAAACTTAAAACAGCAGTTACGGGTAAGGTAAAAAAAGGTAGCAAAGCTGCAAAAAGACGTAAGTCTTTTTGTGCAAGGTCTTTAGGACAGCTTAAAAAAAGTTCAGCAAAAGTCAGAAACAATCCAAACTCACGCATACGACAAGCAAGACGCAGGTGGAAGTGTTAAATGCCATTAGCTAAAGGTAAAAGTCGTAAAGCAATAAGTAAGAACATAAGATTGTTGAAAAAAGAAGGTAGACCACAAAAACAGGCTGTGGCTATTGCTTTAAGTAAAGCTAAAATAAAACGAAAAAGAAAAAAAAGAAGGTAGTAAAATGTTTGTCAAAAAGAAAGTAAAAAATAAAATTAACAAAGTATCTAAGGCTTTAAAAAAAGCGAGTAACACACATGCTAAACAAGCAAAAACCTTAGAGACTTTAAATCTTAAAAAAGGTGGTAAGGCTAAAAAGAAGTCAAAAACACCAAGCAATGTTGCTAACCCAAGCTTATACGCGAGAGTTAAGGCTGAAGCTAAAAGAAAGTTTGATGTTTTTCCTAGTGCTTACGCATCTGCATGGCTTGTAAGAACATACAAAAAACGTGGTGGTAAGTATAAAGGTGCAAAAGGTAAAGCCATGGGTGGCGTTGTACACGCTAGAAATGGTGGCTTTATAGCAAAAGGTTGTGGTGCAATTATGCAAAACAGAAGAAAAAAAACAAAAATGCGTGGTAGGTAATGAAAGGACTCACTAAATGGTTTGCCGAAGATTGGGTTGATATTGGCTCAAAAAAGAAAGGTGGTGGCCATGAAAAGTGTGGTAGAAAAAAAGCCAAGGGTTCAAAAAGAAAATATCCTAAGTGCGTGCCTAGAAGGGTTGCTAATCGTATGACTAAAGCACAAAAGCGTTCTGCTGTAAAAAGAAAAAGAGCAAGAAAGCAAGGTGTTGGTGGCAAGCCTACAAACGTAAAAACATTTGTAAAAAAGAAAAAATGATTAGTCAACAACTTATAAGACAAGAGGTTAGAGATTGGTCTAAGGAAGTATTAGAAACAGAACAGCCAATATGTCCTTATGCAAAAAAAACATGGGAGAACAATAGGGTAGACGTAATATTATCAAAATGTTTACACTGGACAGACTTAGTAAATATAACCAAAAATTTTCCTACGGATAAAGACGTTATTATTTATTGTGACACAAACATGGATTTAGACATGTTTACTTTTGATAGTAGAATAGCCATGTTAAACGCTTTTGTTAATAGTGAAAACTTGTGGGTAATGGGTTTTCATCAACAACATGATGAGAAGGTTGTAGTAGACCAAGAACATTTTGAGCCACATTTTGACGAAAGTTATAACATGGTTTTTATGCAAAAATTAGATGAATTAAACAAAGCATCTGAAACATTAGAAAAAATAGGGTATTATAAAGATTGGGATAAAAAAGATTTCCAAGATATTTTGAAACGAAGGAGTAAATAGTGAAAAATAAACTAAAAGGCTTAAAAAAATTAGTAGGCAGTTTGTCGCCAGCCGATAAAAAAGAAATAGCAAAGTCTATGAAAGATGGCGGCGTTCTTAAAATGGCAGGCGGTGGTGCTACACCTAAATCAGGCGTGGTTAAGGTTGACATGGAAGGCAACCCTAAATCAGGCGTAATGAAGAAAAAGTTTGGCGGTGGTATAGCTAAATCAGGCGTTAAAAAGCTTGGTAGAGGCGGAAAGCTGAAAATGAAAAACGGCGGTATGGCTGGTAAATCAGGTGTCAAAAAACTTGGTAGAGGCGGAAAGCTTAAAAAATAAATAAATGGCAGTATCAGGTTCTAAAAATTTTGAATTAGACGTTGCCGATTATGTCGAAGAGGCGTTTGAAAGATGTGGCTTAGAGCTACGTACTGCTTACGACCTACGTACTGCAAGAAGAAGTCTTAACTTGTTGTTAGCAGAATGGGCAAACAGAGGACTAAATCAGTGGACTATACAAGAAAAGACTGTAACCATGGTTAAAGACACAACCACGTATAACGTTGATTCTAGTGTTGCAAGTGCGCCAATAGACGTATTAGATGCTTTTGTAAGGCAAACAATAAATTCAGAAAACTCTGATTTACAAATGACTAGATTATCAAGAAGCGAATATTCATCTATACCTAATAAATCTACGACAGGTAAACCTTTACAGTTTTTTATTGATAAACAAATAAACCCAACAATAAGTGTTTATCCAACTCCTGATAAATCAACAACTTATACAGTACACATGAACGTGCTTACACGCATGGATGATGTAGACGCAGCCACAGATACGTTACAAATGCCTTTTAGATTTTATCCTTGTTTGGCTGCTGGTTTAGCATACTATTTGTCAATTAAAAAAAGTCCTGACAAAACAGCTATGTTAAAAGCAATATACGATGAAGAGTTCCAAAGGGCGTTAGCATCAGATGAGGATAGAGCTTCAGTAAAAATTACACCTGATGTATCGCACTACAATATTGCCTGATGTCTTTTGCAACCAATAAAAATCCGTATGCAATATGCGATAGATGTGGTTTTAGATATTATTTGCGTGAATTACGCAAGGAATGGAATGGTTTAAAAACTTGTCCTGAGTGTTACGAGCCTAAACACCCACAATTAGAACCAAGAACAAACAAGGTAGACCCACAAGCTGTAAGAGAGCCAAGGCCTGATATAAGCGTATCTCCAACAATTTTTACTGTTTATACAAACTTTGACCTTGGTATTATCGGAACAAAAATTACGACACCTGATAGCATGACAAGTGCATTGGGTACAGTTACAATAACTACATCATGAGTTTTACGTTATCTACATTAAAAACGGCAGTACAAGATTATTTAGAAACAGATGAGACAACTTTTGTTAATAACCTAAACAATTTTATTTTACAAGCAGAAGAAAGAATACTTAAAAGCGTTCAGTTGCCTGACCAAAGAAAAAACGTGCAAGGTAATGTTACGAGTAGTAATCGTTTTTTAGCTACGCCTAACGACTTTTTAGCACCGTTTTCATTGGCTGTAATAAGCTCTAATACATACGATTATTTAGATTTAAAACATAATTCTTTTATAAAAGAATATATAAGTAGCACCACCACAACAGGCAAACCAAGGTATTATGCTATATTTGACCAAGGTAGTTTTGAAGTTGCACCTGTGCCAGATAGTAACTACAGTGTAGAATTACATTACTTAGCAAAGCCAGCATCTTTAACAGCAGGCGGTGACTCAGGCACTACATACTTATCTACAGATGCACCTGATACTTTGTTATATGGCTGTTTGTTAGAAGGTGCAATATTTTTAAAATTACCACCTGATGACATAAATGCTTATGAGGCAAGGTTTAAAGAAAGCTTAATGCGACTTAAAAATATCGGCGAAGGACGAGATACTAGAGATGAAATGAGATATGATTCGTTAAGAATCAACGTAACGTAAAGTTACAAAAAGAGAGAGAGATGAAACCTATAAAAAAACTTAATGGTAAGACTATAGCTATCGTTGGCTTAGGCAAAAGTTGGTTTGACTTTTGTTTAGCTAAATCACATGGCGTGAAGTTTGACGAGGTGTGGGCAATAAACGCAGTAGCATCTGTCATATTTCATGACAGAGTATTTATGATGGACCCACCATCAAGATTTTTAGATACAGACCATGCTGGTGGGCAAACTGACAGCATGAAAGAATTACTAACAAACCATAACAAACCTATATATACATGTGAAATAGATGAAAGGTGTAAAAATCTTGTAGAATATCCTGTAAAAGAAATAGTAAAAGCCACGAATTGTCACTATCTAAACAATACTGTAGCTTATGCTGTTGCCTTTGCATATTGGAATGACGTAGCAAATATAAAGTTATTTGGTATAGATTTTACATATAAAAACAATTTACATTTTGCAGAACAAGGCAGAGCTTGTGTAGAGTTTTGGCTTGTTAAATGCATGGAAAAAGACATACAGGTAGAAGTTGCTGCAACAAGCTCTTTGTTAGACACTAATTTACCGGGACAACAAAGGCTGTATGGTTATCATAGACTGCAAGACCCTTACGTGCCTGTGCAAGGTAATGATGGTATAGAATTAAAAAAAATAAGTGAAATGACTGTACAAAAACATAAAATACTACCGCAAGTTGCCGATAGGTTTGACAGTCACTTACAACCCCCGGAGCCTAACAAATGGTAATAAAAATAACTCCTGATGGTGTGCCTGAATTGGGCATGGTAGAAGTATCAACGACAAAGTTTGGCGGACACCCGCCTGAGTTTTGGGCAAAGCAACTTACCGATAAAATAGTTGGTTTTTCTGACGATAATGAAGAACATGTCAAAGCACAGGCAAGAGCTTACAGAGATTTAATTTATAAAGTATGTTTGATATATATTGAAAATGCTATAAAATCTTATAAAGCTACCTTGATACAAGAGTTATCTAAAGGAGGTAGTGAGGATTTAGCAAAAATAATTAAAGGTATTTAATATGGCAATAACATCAACACTAACAACAAGCTTTAAGGTAGAGTTGCTTACAGGAACACATAATTTTACTGCAACAAGTGGCAACAGTTTTAAATTAGCTTTATATACAAGCTCTGCTACTCTTGGTGCTACAACCACTGCTTTTACCACAACAGGACAAGCAAGTGGTACAAACTATACTTCGGGCGGTGCTGCATTAACTAATGTAACACCTACAGCCACAGGCACTACTGCTGTAACTGATTTTGCTGATTTAACCTTCAGCACAGCTACAATAACTGCTAGAGGCTGTATGATTTACAATGACACTAATAGTGATAAATCGGTAGCAACAATAGATTTCGGTGGAGACAAAACTTCTACGGCGGGTGACTTTACTATAGTATTTCCAGCAAAAGCAGCATCAACGGCTATAATTAGAATAGCTTAAAATGAAACATGCCGTTTGCAAAGTTTCAGTTTAAAGCTGGTATAGATAAAGAAGGAACTAATCTTACCAATGCTGGTGGTTGGTTCGATGCTTCTTTGGTTAGGTTTAGAAAAGGTTTTGCTGAAAAGATAGGTGGTTGGACAAAACAAACATCTGCAACCTTTTTGGGTACTTGTCGTAAATTATTTCCATGGATTTCATTAGAAGGTGCTAAATATCTTTTTGTCGGCACACATTTAAAAGCAAACATATTAGAAGGTAATACATTAGCCGATATTACACCCATAAGAAAAACTAGCACAAACAGTATTACTTTTGCTGCAACTAATGGTTCTGCAACGATTACTGCTACCGACAGTTCACACGGTGCGGTAATCGGTGATTTTGTTACTATCAGTGGTGCAGTTAGTTTAGGTGGCAACATCACTGCATCTGTCTTAAATCAAGAACATCAAATAGTTTCTGTACCAACGGCTAACACTTATACCTTTACTGCATCTGCAACGGCTAACTCTAGTGACACAGGTAATGGTGGCTCTGGTGTAGATGGTGCATATCAACTTAATACAGGCTTAGATGTTTTTATACAATCTTCAGGTTGGGGTTCAGGTGCTTGGGGTGCTAGTGGTTTTGGGGCATCTACTAGCTTATCTTTTACCAACCAACTTAGATTGTGGTCTGCCGATAATTTTGGTGAAGACTTAATATTACATGCAAGAGGTGGTGGTATTTTTTATTGGGATGAAAGTAATGGCACTTCTACAAGAGCAGTAAATATCACATCATTATCAGGCTCTAACTTAGCACCTACGATAGGCTTTCAAACTATAGTTAGCGACACCGATAGGCATGTTATTGTGCTTGGTGCAGACCCTATCTCTAGTGGTTCACGAACTGGCGTATTAGACCCTATGTTAGTGGTGTTTTCAGACCAAGAAAGCATTACAGAATTTGAGCCAAAAACAACAAATACTGCAGGTTCTGTTAGATTGTCTGCAGGTAGTGAAATAAGAGGTGGTATTAGAGCTAGACAAGAAATACTTATATGGACTGACACATCAATGTATAGCATGCAATTTGTTGGACCACCACTTACATTTGCATTGAACTTAATTAACGAAGGGACTGGAATGATAGGTCCAAATGCAGCAATAAACTCACCCGCAGGCGTTTTCTGGATGAGTGATGATGGTTTTTATTCATACACAGGCTCTGTCCAAAAGTTACCCTGTAGTGTTTTAAGTTATATTCAAGAAGACCTAGACATTAGTCAAGCTTTCAAAGTGTTTGCTTTATTAAACAAAGAATACAATGAAGTTTGGTGGTTTTATCCAGCAGAAAGTGATGGCACATCAGAAATATCAAGATACGTTATATACAACTATCTAGAGGGTGTTTGGTCTATAGGTCAGTTAGTCAGAACCGCATGGGTTGACCAAAATGTTTTTGCTAGACCTTTGGCTACAAATAGCGGCGTTATATTCGCACATGAAGATGGTGAAGATGATGATGGCTTACCTATGGATAATGTTTTTATAGAAAGTGCTGACTTTGACTTGCAAGATGGTAATGATTTTGCTTTTATAAGAAGAATGATGCCTGATATTAGGTTTTATGGGACAAATGTCACATCAGGCGGTCCACAAATAAATATGTTATTAAAAACACGTAACGCACCTAGTGAATCTTTGACTACAAGAGCAACCAAAGATATATCTAATAACACAGCACAAGTACATGTTAGAGCTAGAGGTAGACAAGCAGTGCTAAGAGTACAAAGCGATGACGATGCGGCAACTGGTAACAGATTAGGTGTTAAATGGAGATTGGGTTACACAAGGCTTGATGTACAGCCTGATGGTAAAAGATAGTGGCTAAGCTACTTCCATCAAGGTTGCCTTTAGCCATAGAAAGCGTAACGCCTGAAACATTTAACAAGCTTGTAAGAATTTTAGAAATAAATTTAGGTCAGTTTGACCCCAATAGAACGCCTAGATTTAATGCAACTGAAATAGCAGAACTAAATTTTTTACAAGGCGATGTAATATTTAACACAAGCAAGGGCGTATTACAGGTGTACAATGGTAATGATTTTATAGATTTGACTACAGATACTAATGAAAAAGGTCTAAAAGCAACAACATCATTAGGCTTTGTTTCAGTGAAAACAAGTGGTAATATATCTGTAAACATAAATTAGGGTAGAAGTATGGCAACATTACAAGAAAGAATTAACATGTTAGCAGGCGAACTAAGTCCTGAAGAAATGACCCCACAGCAGACTGCTTTTAAAACAGACACAAACGAAGTCGTTGCTAGACTAAGAGAAGCAATGCAATTAGAGACTGACCCTATAAAAAAACAAGCGTTACAAGACGCTTTAAATATGTATGTAACTGAACAAAAAGTTGCAATGTCAGCTAAAGATATGCAAATTGCAACTTCGGTCACTCCTAACACCATCGAAGAAAACATAGCCGCAATACAAAAACAAATGGATGATGCTACAACTATGTCGCCTGAGGCTACACAGTTTATAAACGCAAGACAAGAACTTATTGATGATGTGTTGCTGCCTTTATCTAACGAAGGTTACAGTGAATTAGTAAATGTTATATTAACCAAGCCAAGAGACTCTGTAGAACATAATCAAGCAAAAACAATGCTACGCAACGTTATGGCACAAGATGAGGACTTTGATATGAATGATTTTGAAGTCATGATTAATATGGTATCAAAAGAACCTAGACCTGCTGATTTAATAAATAGGGAAGGTTTACCAGATGTGCTACCACGTTCTATGGGCATAGGGAGTTTAAATTAGATGCCACATATGAAATCACACATGCAAGGTTTAGCAAGCTTAGGTAGGTTTGAGGATGATAGCTTAGCTCACGTATCAACAGGTGAAATGATAGTGCCACCAGCATCTATTACACCACAAACAAGAAGGATGATTGAGTCAGACATGATGAACATGGGCATGAACCCAAATCAATATGTGGTTGGTGGAGATATGTCAATCAACCCAAACACAGGTTTGCCAGAGTTTTTTTTAAAAAAATTATTTAAAAAAGTTAAAAATGTTGTAAAAAAAGTTGCGCCAATAGCAGTAAACTTTATACCCGGCATAGGTCCTGTAGCTAAAGCAGCACTCACTACAGTAGCAGGTAAAGCATCAGGTATGGACACCAAGGATGCTCTTTTAGGTGGTGCGTTAAGTTTTGCAGGTAGCAAACTGTTTGGTGGTACGCCCACAGGTTCTAAAACTGGTAGGTTTTCAAGGTTTAGAAACTTTTTTAATCCTGCAGAAGGTGCTACAGGTATAAGAGGTGGCACACTAGGTCCTAACATAAGACGAGGTATAGGCAATTTATTTAGAGGCCAGCAACCAATGGGTGATGTAACTGTTGTAGATGGTGGACCTTTTGGTGGCAAAACATACGAACTAGACGGTAAACCAATTAGCATGGCTGAATTACAAAACATGGGTTTTACTTTTGATGCTGACGGTAATCCTATAGCTCCTACACAGGGTGCAACAAGTGACTATGACCCTGTTACGGGCAAGGGACAAAGTAGAATCGGAAAAATAGAAGATTTTTTAAAAGGTTTTGGAGGTGGTCAAAAAGGTCAAAGTGGCATAGGACAAATTGAAGACATGTTGCGTGGCAGACAATCAGATGATGTAAGAGGTGGTGGATTAAATTTAGGCAATCTTGGTATAGCTGGTCTTGCAGGATTAGTAGGTAAACTCGCCTATGAAGAGGCTAAAAGAAACAAAGGCATACCACTTACACCTTTAACAACCATGGACCAATTAGGTAGATATAACATTGCTGCAGAAATAGCTAGACAAAAAGGTGAAGAGATGCCAAGCAGAGTAGAATTTGGTTTAAACCCTGAAGGCTTACCTGTATTACAAGGTGGTGGTGTTGGTATCACACCACGTAACGTTGCTACAGGTGGCATGATATACAGTCAAGCTGATGGCGACCATAACGGCATTATGCAATTTGCAGATGGTGGTGTAGTACAAATGCAAAATGGTGGTGAGCCACCTATTGACCCTGCAAACTTCCCACCAATGGACGGAGATATAAACGGTCCGGGAACTGAAACATCAGATGATATACCAGCTATGTTATCAGATGGTGAGTTTGTTATGACAGCAAAGGCTGTAAGAGGTGCTGGTGGTTTTGATATGGCAAAGGGTAATAACGGTATTGTTACATTAACACCCAACGGTAATCCCGGCAGAGAATCAGGTAACAGAATTATGTATAAACTTATGGAACACTTTGGGAGTATGGCGTAATGGCTGAGCCACAAGAACCAATTGCATTAGACGTACAGCAAACCTTTAGAACTTTAGACCCTGCAACACGGGAACTTTTTTATGGTTCAGGTATACCCGGAACAGCATCGTATAGACCCGGTTTTTTACAACAAGCATTTAGAGCTAGTAACAGAACATTTTTTGACGAAGAGGGTAATCCTATTGTTGTGCCACAAATGGTTGCAGGCTTATCTCCTGACCAAGCTAGAGCCATACAATTGTCGAGACAAGCTACAGGCATACAAACACCGTTCTTAGAGCAAGCAGGATTGTCTCTAGGCACAGGCTTAGAAACATTGTTTGGTGGCTTAGGTGAAGCAAGAGACATTGCAAGAGGTGCAGAAGCTGGTTTTGGTACAGGATTAGATGCAGCAAGCGAGTTTTTAAGAAGAGGTGGTACAGGTCAGTTTAGTCAAGATATGACACAACAGTTTGTAGACCCGTTTGAACAAGCGGTTGTAGACCAAACTAGAAAAGACATTTTAGAAGCTGGTGCAAAACGAGACATACAAGCAAGAGCATCAGATATTGCTAGAGGTGGCGAGTCTGCCTTTGGTTCAAGAGCTAGGCTAGGTGCTACAGAAAGACAAGAAGCATTAGGTAGAGGCTTAGGTGAAGCCTTGGCAGGTATTAGAAGTAGAGGTTTTCAACAAGCACAAAGAGCTGCTATGGGTGAGTTTGGCAGACAACAACAAGCCTTAACAGGTTTAGGTAGTAGCTTGGCTAACATTGCAGGACAAAGAGCTGCAGGCTTGCGTGGTTTAGGTAGCACGATTGCAGGATTAGGAAGGTTAGGACAACAAGCTTTATTTGGTGCAGGTAGTGCCGTGTCTAACTTAGGCACACAGGCTCAACAAGCTGCACAAGCAGACATACAAAGAAGCTTGGGCATAGGTGGACTTACACAAGGACAACAACAAGCACAAATAGATGCAGCTAGAGCCAATGCTTTACAACAACAAATGGCACCGTTACAACAAATGCAATCACTCTTGCCTTTTGTATCGGCAGTGCCAGCAGGCTTTAGTAATATACAAACACAATTTGGCACACAGCCATCACCCTTAATGGCTGGACTTGGTGCAGGACTTAGTACGTTAGGTGGATTAGGTAGTTTCTTTAATCCACCACAAACAAACTACAATTTCCCTCAAACTCAGACGGCAACACCCTCGCCTGCACCAGCACCCGTGCCAGCACCACCACAAAATACTTTTATACAAGGTTTCTAATGACTATAAGTAGAATGGGTATATCTTCATTAATGGGTTTTGAAAATGGTGGTGATGTTTTTGACCCACAAGAATTTTTACGACAACAAAAAGAAAAAAATTTTACGG